AATACATTTAGCCATATTTGATGCACCCTTTTTATCTATAATATTTCCCTCTTTTTCTTCATTACTTGGAGTACCAGCGGTACCCGTAGTACCCGTAGTATCTGCGACTGTATCATCCGCATTGACGGTATCATTAGCCGTATTGACGGTATCATTAGCGGCATCAGTATTCGCAATAATAGGGCATTTATTATTTTTGCCATCTGTTTGAATATCTGTTCTATTCTCATCGATTTCATTATCACATTCATCATCACATACATTATAAAACTTTTTGATATCTTTTAAATTATAAGAGCCATCTTTACCGCACATTTGCTTTAATTGATTAATCTTTTCAATATCTTCAGTTTCGCAATATAATGACATTATATTTTTGATAACAGGTTCTTCGTGAGTAATGCGAGACAGTTGGTCATTTTTTGTCCATATTTTTTTATTATTTTTGACATCAACAATCCATAACTCTTTATCATAGCCTTCCATTATAGAATTGATATCATAGCCTTCGGCAGACAATCCATAATGGAGAGGCGATAATTCTGTTCCTGTATAATAATTCTTAGAAGAATTAATACAAACCTTCTTTACAGCACTCATATTTATTATGATATATGTTATATCATATAAATCAATTTTTATATAATAATAAAAATGTCTATAATAATATCTATTTATAAAAAATTGATACTCGCGAACAGCTTTTTTATTATTCTAATAATACGCCCCATAAACTCATAAGGCTTATTTAAAAGTAATTATGTGCTTTTTATACGAACTACACGAATATATTGAATTATTAAAAGAACAATATAATTTTGACGAGAAGATTATTGATAATATTGATGAGGTTGAAAATAATATTGTTGATATATACTATAATAACAAAATATACGATATAAACGAACAAATAGATAATCTATTATCGCATTTAATTATTGACGCAAATGAAAAAATCAATACATATGATAACAAAGAAAGCAGCAATAGCTGTAAGATAATTAATGAAATGAAGGAAAATATTATAGATATATATGGTATTAATAAAAAGAAAAAGAAAGAATATTATTCATATATTTGCGATATTAAAAATATCACAATAGAATAAATGGCTAATGGTTTTATTAAAAATATTTTTAATAAATATTTTTCAAAAATGAATCCGCTAAAATTTATAAAAGTATCATTGACTATAATAGCTATATGTATATATATTTGGTTTTTCTGTTTAATAGCAATAATATATGATACTTATAGAGAATCTGTTCATAAATTAATTGAGAATTCTCCTGTTGAAAGCCTTGTTAGTCATACAGTAGGATACAATCAGCCCGTAGCTGTTATATTTGTTATCATAATTGATAAAATCATATTTAATAAAGCAATAATGAAACTTTATGTTTTTGTTTTTGGCATATTAACACTTCTTATTTTGGTACTCTTAGGAGCGTGGTTTCTAATAAAAAGTATATTTATAATTAGTTGGGCAGCATATGTATGGCCATTTGACGAATTAAAAGAAGTATTTAACATAATATTAAGAGAGTCTCCGTTTGTCAGTTTTGCTATAACTAACTTATTGCGAATATTAAAGATATTCCTAAGTTTTTTTAAGAAAAAAGAAAAATTTCAAAATAAGTTTGATATGGCATCTCTTATTAGATCGCAATATGAAGCGCGAAGGATATATATAAAAGAATTAGAAAAGAATCTGTATAATAAAGCTAAGCAGCATTATGAGAAAAAAGAGACATATATGGTAGATGTTATGAAAGTGCGGGAACATACGACCGACGCAATTATTTTGAAAAACTTATCAATAATTACATCAGAAGAAGATATAGCTGACGCAAATATATCTGATTCTGCGACAATTTTTGATGTTAATATAAAAATTGCCACAAAACTCTAATTGAGATATATTGAGATATATTGAGATATATTGAGATATATTGAGATATATTGAGATATATTGAGATATATTGAGATATATTGAGATATATTGAGATTCAATTAAAAATATTATTATAGAATAAATGGGATATAAATTAGAACATTATTCTAATTCATCAAATAATGATATTGAAAAAGAAGCACAAGAAATAGCAAGTATAATCTATGATTATGAAATGATTATCAAGATAACTCTTGTTATTATATTAATATATACATTTATTTCTAATATATTTATGATTAGCTCAGAGATTATTAATAATAATTTAAAGCTATATGCTTTCATAGCTCTGCTGATTATAATATATATGCTTCATAAGTTTGATATAATATCGTTATTAAAATTATTGGTGATTTTAATTTTCGCATCATTTATGTTGGCATTATTATATTATAATTTTGAGAAGCTTGAATTTTTAATATTATTCTATTATTCTTTTAATTATCAATTAGAAAAGATATATAATGAGACCAAAACAAATTATAGCGAAGTATTATTTACTATAATTTTCTTAGCCATCATCTCTATAATATCCATAGTGTTATATTGGGATAATATATATACTGATGCCAAAAAATTATCCAAATGTAGCAAAATAATTAACACAATTGAGAATAATAATAAGAAAAAGAAACCATTTGTTTATAATATTATAATTATAAATAATGATTTAATAGATACTTCTACATCAAAATATATATTTAAAATAACATACGATTTTATAATGAAAAAAACAACAATTGATTATGGAACTGATAATGGAAAATATAATGATGGTTCAGAATCTTTTAAAAAACCAAACTATAATTTTGAGTTAAATAATAAAGAAAGAGAATTGAATAAACTAACAACAAAGAATACTAACCTTCAGAATGATATTGATAAATTAGAAAAAACATCCCAAGAATATAATAAAAAAATAGAAGAATTAATGAAAACAGAAGCTGATGTAAAATTGGCACAAGAAGAATACGATAAAATTAAGAAACTGAATGATGAGGCAATAGAACAACAAAAAAAACTTATATTTTTATATTTTAATTTAAGAACAATGAAAAGTGAAATAATAGAAAATATAGATGCGAATATCTTGAATGAAGAACGATTTAAATATATACTCGTAGATGATAATAATAATAAGCTACCGCTGGACGAAACTTCGCGAGATTTAATAAAATTCACCAAGATATATTCTAAAAATGAAAACTATAGTATTAATATAATTAATGATATATTATATGCTAAAAATAATCGTGAAAAGTTATTCATCTAATAAAAACAATCCAAAGCAAATACAAAATACAATTTTATTATATTATTGTAGATTAAATGGATATTCAAGAAAATCAAGAAAACAGCAGTTTTAATGAGATATTAAATATATTAAATCTATATATATCAGGCTTTGAGGCATATTCATATTATATATTATACACTTTGTCTAAGGTCTCAAATAATAGTTATAATATGTCTGTTTATCAGCATTTGATTATTTTAATATTTATAGCTCTCATAATATTTATTTTGATTGTTATGTATTTTGATGTTATTTATAGAGAAGCAAGTAAAATAAAGCGATGTCGTGAAATAGAACAGGCAATAGAAATCAATGACAGCTTGGAATATCCCTATAGATATAATGTATATCTTATTAAAAAAAATATAGTGGATAAATCATTATCAAACTTTAGTTTCTGTCTTCAATATGATTTTGTTGCTAAAACTACAAATGTCATTTTTGGAGAAAATAGAACTGTAAACGATATTATATTTTCTCAACCTGATAAAATAGATAATAACGATAATTTGTCGCCTGCTTTTGTATATTATGATTTGTCAAAAGATAATTATGATTATCTAGAATATACCAATATAGATTCTGATAATAATAAAAACAGTGGTGTATCAACAGATACTTTAGGGAAAACATATTATATTAATAAAAATGTAATAATGGATCCAAAAGAATATATCTTTGTTATTACAAGATATGATAATAAGATAGTAGGAAATGATAAACAAGCATATGAACTTCTAAAATTTGTTAAAAATGCCGGATTTGATAGAACATCGGTAAATCTATCGGCTATATACAATATCTTATATTCCATAGATAATAAAAAAAATAGTGTAGTAATATAAATATTTCTATTACTGTGAATGTGCTTTATACAAATACTTCTTCGAGTAGCTTCTTCAATTCATCAAGCTTTTCGGGATTTTTAATTTTTGGATAATTTATATTAAATTCTATAAACATATTGCCTTTGTTATTAGTATTTAATATAGGCAATCCTTTTCCTTCTAATAGATATTTTTTGCCATTTGAAATGACACCAAGTATCTTTGTGTTTATCTCAATAGTATCTTTAAAATATGGTATAGTTATTACCTCTCCTATTATAGAATTTATAAAAGATATGTCTGTCTTATAATGAAGGTCGTTTCCGCTCCTCTTGAAATGTTTATGCTCCTCTATTTTTATGCTAATTATTAAATCGCCTGGTTTAACATTTTCTGTCTTAGGTTGCTCTCCCAATTCGGGAAAAGCAGTTTTATAAGATTCATTAACGCCTTTCGGTATAATTAAAGTAGCCTTGATATCCTTATTATAAAATCCTTTGCCATTACATAATTTACAACTTGCCTTGCCTTTTATAACTATACCTTCGCCACCGCATTTGTTACACTGTGATTGAAATATAGTCTGCATTATACCCATACTTTGAATACGATGTATAAATCCTTTTCCATCACAATCAGGACATTCCTCATTACAATTCATACAATATTTCTTCAATTTAATATTTAAATCCTTATTAAACCCTTCATATATATCATCCAATGTTAAATTAAATACGCTTTCTATAGAATCCGCCTTCTGTTGTTGTCTATTTCCTCTTCTTCCACCTCCGCCACCTCCGCCGCCACCTCCGCCGCCAGCACCAAAACTAAAAAAACTCTCTCCAAAACCGTGTTCGTGACCTCTAAAAAATGCTTCAAAAATATCTTGATGGCTCCTCATATTATCCTGAGAACCTTCATTATAATTATTATCACCGCAAGCATTATATCTATCTCTTTTCTCCTTATCTCCTAAAATATTATAGGCATTTGATATTTCTTTGAATTTTGTAGCACATTCAGGATCACCTTTGTTTTTATCAGGATGATACTGCATTGCCTTCTTTTTATAAGCACTCTTTATTTCATCATCGCTGGCATCTCTACCAACATCCAATACCTTATATAATTTATGATTATCTCCCATCTTTTATAAAATAATATATTAAATGTTTATATAGAAAAAAAGTAAAAAATATATATATAATAAATATAAATAATATCATAGAATATCATAGAATATCATAGAATATCATAGAATATCATAGAATATCAGGACAAGATTAATTACAAACATATCTCATCATAATATTCATAGTGTATAGCTCTTGGTTAAGTAATTTGAAGGCATAGGGCATTCTTACCTGAGCAATATCTGTATTATTTTTGCAATATTTACAGCTATAAATATTTTTATCGGTATTTACATTCGCATGCATCCCGCATTTCTTACAGATAAAGATGCGATAATTATCTGATACATGAAGCATTCTTTCGGCAAGGAAGTTTGATGTTCCGTGAGCAATAAAGCAATCTCTTTCCATCTCTCCCAACCGAAGACCGCCCGAACGAGCTCTTCCTTCACTTGGCTGTCGTGTAAGCATAACAATAGGGCCATTTGAACCGCGAGAATTACCAGTCCATACAGATTTGCCATTACGTCTTACCATAAATACTTCTGTTGATACACTTAGACAATATACAGCTCCTTGGTAATAATAGATATTCTCTTTATTTGATTTATCATTTGGATCATTTACAATCGGTTTATTTTTATTTTTAATAATAGTAATCTTCCAATATCTATTATATCGTGATTTAATCCCACTCCATCCTGCGTGAATCAATAGACGCATCATATCATCTGCCAGACTTTCGCACAATGTACAATACATATTATCAAAATTGTTTTTGATATCATCATTCTTTACAGATACCATAGATTTAATGAGATACCTACATTGAACCGCGCTTAACTTCCATACCCAATCAGGGAGATTGTATTTTTCACTCAAGGTATTAATATAATCCACAATCTCATCATTATCATTATTTCCATATCCGTTAATTAGCATTGCGTTTTCTTTATAAATCCCATTATAAGCTATCCACTTACCAAAGAATGACAACCAAGCCTCCATATTAATAGGCTTATTACCATAGCCATTTGAAATATCCAATTGATAATCTACCGCATTCCACAAAGAATCCTTTTTATATCTCATCTTCTGTCCTTGCATTTTACTTGCCTCCACAAGATTGAATGCTGAATCCGTAGCATTTGAGGCATACATTCGGTGTCCAATAGTTACATCTAAATCTACCATATTATTTGTGATGTTATACATATATCCCTTGTAGTCGGGATATTTATATATTTCTACGGGTTTTTCATATACAAGAGCATTATTTTTCAATATTGCTACATTATCTTTGATACTAATATCAGCAATTTGCTTCCATCCATTATCTGTGAGAACTTCATGATCTTCAGTAAGACAATGAACCTTGTCTGTAACCATATGTTTAAGCCTTTGGTAATATGTGGGGCCGATAAAAATTTCCGTCCTAATTTGTTCTCCTGTTCTTCCATTATACATAATCTCATTTCCATATCTTTCCATACCAGACATTTCAAGTACCTTTGCGATATCCTCAACAGTACAATCGTTATATGGCGTAGAATCTCCAAAAGCCCCAATATGACACCCCGCTTTTCCCATAATACATTCCATAAGCTGAGCAATAGTCATACGCGACGGAATTGCGTGAGGATTCATAATAATATCCGGTACAATTCCATCCTTAGTATATGGCATATCCTGATGTTTATATGTCATACCAATAGTACCCTTTTGAGCACTACAGCTTGCACATTTATCACCAATCTCCGGCTTACGGTTTTTGCGAATACGCACTTTACAAAACTTGTAGCCTTCGCTATTAATACCACTATAATTCATATCAATATATCCGTCATCATTTGTTTTCATAGTAAGACTGCTATCTTGATATGAAATTTCACCATTAATTTTTTTAGGCATAACTTTTCCGACAATAATATCATTTCCTGTTACATAAGTATTCTTTGGAACAAAGCCATTTTCATCTAATTTATCATAGCAATATGGCTTCTTCTCTGTTTTGTCATTAGGATTTGTAAATATTTCTTCTTCCCCCGTGCTATGATTCTTATTACAAACATCCCTAAGTGCTTTGTAATAGGTGCTTGTAAATAATCCACGGTCTAATGCTGACTGATTAATCATAATACTATCTTCTTGATTAAATCCTGTATGGGTCATAATAGCAACAATAGCATTAACGCCGGAGGGCAATTTGTGCGCCATAGTATATTTTGACAATTTAGTATATACTAATGATTTTTGCGGATAATTCAAAATATTCCCCATAGTATCAATGCGTTTGTTGAAATTACTTGCGTAAATACCAAGCGCCTGTTTGCCCATAGCACATTGATAGCAATTTCTCGGCGATTGATTATGGTCGCTGAAAGGAATATTTGCTCCAAGAATACCATTCATTAAGCTTGGATGAATCTCGCAATGGGTATAACAAGGAGGTAAAGCAGTTCCTTTAATACCTTCATCCAAATCAGCTGGAAATGTTGCAATCATAGCTGTATTAATTTCATCGCAATCCATATATTCAAGAAATCCCTCTTCATCCAAATAGCTTTCGTCGTTATTATCGCCATCATCAGCTTTACGAGAATCCTTGCTATTATTGGTATAAATATAGGGTTCGTTAGGAGATATGAAATAGTCAAAGTTTTTATCTCTAATATAATCTTCCCATTTCATATTTTTTCTCTTCAAAATCTTTTCAATTCGCAATACACTCTTTTTTAATTTAGCATCATAATCTACAATAAATAGAGGTCTGTACATACGCCCAGCCTCCGTACTGATAATAATGTTAGATTTTTGAATATTCCAAACAACTGATGTCATTGGATGAATAATACTAGACCTTTTATAATGTTTTAGCGTTTTGTATAGTTCAATAGGTTTATCATAATATCCAATAATATCACCATTTACCATAATATAAACATTTGAACTATTTCCCATATTCTTAAGGAAATTAATTGCCGATTTTTCCAAATTATCTCCTGGCTTATCTCCAGATTTATAGCTATCATCATACATAACAACACCCAATTCTTCAAGAACCTTTCTAATATGATAGCTATTCATAGCTATTGAAACATTCGTGCTTAGTGCCATATTTTTAACCAATCCTACCGAACTACCTTCGGGCGTCTCGGCAGGACAAATCATACCAATTTGCGAATTATCCAATTTTCTAGGCTGTACAAGCTTTCCATTCTTTTCCATAGCTGTATTAATACGCCTCATATGCGACAAGGTGCTCGCATAGGACATACGATTGAGAACTTGCGATACACCTTGTTTGATATTCTGAAAACTACCGATACTTTTGATACCCCAGTTACCGGTAGAGAATGAATATTTAATCCACGATTCCAATAAAGATTGCTTGAAAAATCTGTGAATGCTAATATCCGAAATAATATTTGAAAGCGGTGTATTTGAATTGCCGCGCCACATACTAAGCTCCTTCTCAATAGCAACTTTCAGCTCCTTTGTCAATTTTCCATAACACTGGCGAAACAAGTTGCTCATCAAAACACCAGGAGTATCTACACGCTTATTAATATATGAATCGCGATTATCATATGTATCATAACCAAGATAAATACGAATCATCTTGCGAATAATATATCCAATATATAGCGCCTTTCTTCTATAACTCTTACCAACGTGCGGAAGAAAATCATTCAGCAAATTATTATGTAAAAGTGCCTTATTTACGGAATGTTCGTTATTCTTATTAGAACCATTCATAATTTTAATAAGAACGCATTCGGCCTGTTCTTGCGTCTTAATATCGCACGCATCCTCACAACAAGCCATCAATTCGGCAATAACTCTTTTATTCTCTTCCTTTGTTGTATCATAAACAATATGATGAATAATTTCTTTGTCGCTGAGAATACCAAGAGCCCGAAACATTACAAATACGGGAACCTCTGACCTAAGAAATGATGTATTAATACGAATGATGCGTCCCATATGATTTAATTTACCACTCATATTAAGACAGGTGGTTTTGGGAGGAAGATACGAAGAATTACATACTGAACGAATTTCGGCATACAACCCTTCGCTATTATTGTTAGGATGAAATACAAGTGTTTTATTTTCATTAATTCTATCTTGTGAAATAAGCACCTTTTCATTTCCATTAATAATAAAGTAGCCGCCGAAATCATAAATACATTCGCTATTATTCTCTTCACAGATTCCTTGCATCTGATTAAGAACGCAAAGTTTAGACCTAACCATAATCGGTATTTTGCCAATGTATATATTATTAACGGTTTTGTCAAACTTCTCAATCATCCCATTTTTATTAGTGTATTCTGTAACAATATGAACATTAACATAGATACCACTTGAATACGACATATTGTTCATTCGAGCAATATACGGAGTCATAATATTATGCGTTCCATCATTCATTTGATAACTGGGTTTCGTGATACTTGGTTGAAGAATATTAATGGATATCTTATAGTTATTATCGTTAATTGATAAATCACTTTTAGGATTAGTTACCTTGACTTTGATAGGATTAAAGCCGGCAATAATTTGTCCAAGTGTATTATCTACAAACTTATTATAACTGTCTATTTGATGTTTTACAAGTGGGTTTGATGATTCTTGAGAACCCCCCTTTAAAAAATAGGTATCCATAATATCCCAGCAGTTATTTGATGAAAACATTATATGATGAATGCGTGTTCGTACGTTAGTTAATTATAATTAATTAATTCTTAAATGTCAATTTTTATTTTTATTATAACATTATTAAAAATTCTAAAAAATGATTTACATATCTATTACATATCTATTAATATTAGATAAGGATGTCAAATGTTATAGCTATATGTGGTGCTAAAAGGAGTGGCAAAGATGTTTTGGCAAAGTATATAATAGAAAATTATGGGTTTAAAAAATTATCTTTCGCCGAGCCTTTGAAAAAAGCCGTAAAAGAACTATTTAATTTTAATGATATTCAAGTAGGTATTGATGAAGAAAATGCTTTAGGGAATGAAAAAGAGATTATTGATGAGCGTTGGGGAATATCTCCTCGCAAAGCATTGCAATTTTTTGGAACAGAAATAATGCAATATTCTATTGATAAACTCATCCCAAATACAAATAGATGCTTCTTGGCAGATATATTACTGTCGCATATATCAGATGATAAAAACGGGACTACAAATAACTATGTAATTAGTGATTTGCGATTTTTACATGAATATAATAAATTAAAGGGTTCCTTAAAGATAAACTCTTTAATTATAGTAAAAATAAGTAGGCCTTCAATTAATATTACGGAAGGTACTGAAGGTACTGAAGGTACTGAAGGTATATGCGATATACATATATCTGAAAAAGAATATATAGATATACCTCACGATGTTGAAATAGTAAATGACGGTACTATTCGCGATTTAACTGATTTATTTGATATATATTATGATACTCGCAGAAAATTGCTGTTATAGAAGACGCGAATATGTAATCATACAATTTTCAATAGATGTTTTGATATCAGGAATATTAGGATACAATTCGTACAATTTTTCAGTAGATAATTCTACATTTGAGCGTTTTGATAGAAGCACCTTATTCTGCTCTTCTATTGAGAAATTTTTCCAAGTAAAATTATTATCTACATATTTTTTATATAACTCCAAAATTTCATTATGTGTTATAGCACCTTTATTACACATATTAAAAGTTCCAACTATATTTTTTTTTATCATATCGGCAATTATTGGGAACATATCGTGTAATACCGTCATTGAATTAGCAACAGAACAGACATACTCATATTTTGTTATTTTAGTAATAAAGTTCCTATCGTGATCATAATTAACTATAGGCATTCTAATGCGAAGATTTAAAGTATTCTTAGAATACATATGCTGTAATCTATCGGTATATCCTTTCACTATAGAATACGAAGAGCCGAAAAAGTTAGGAACATCATCTTCGCATTTTTTAACACTGTCGCTATTGTCGCTATATTCAAATATACAACCTGTTCCCATATATGTATAATGAATATTATATCTTTCGCATAATATCGACAATATCATAGGTGCGTATAAATTGTCGCGGATATTATCAACTAATTTTCCTGGCTGTTCCAGATAATCTATAGTATTGAAGGTTCCACCATAAGTTCTCCCAATAAATGAAACAATATTTGTGGGTTTATGTTCGTTTATTTCTTTTTCTACATCTTTTTCATTATCAGCCCGCGAATCACTTTCAATATATAGAATATTATTATTATCTAAATATTCACAGAATTGCTGACCAATCCATCCTTTACTTCCGAAAATCAATACTTTCATAATTATTATAATTTATAGTCATAATCTTATATGTGAAAAAATTGATTATTCATAATTATTTCAAGGCATTATAATTATTATGGAATGCACTAAGTGTCATAAGGTTAAACCGTTTAATGAATTTTCCTATAAAAATGATAAGGAAAAGATATATTATATGTATTGTGATATGTGTAAAATTAAATATTATTGCGAAGAAGAAAAATACAAGGAAAGGGCAATTCAAGAATATAATACACGAAAGATTCAAAATACTATAAAGTGCGAATGTGGTATTGAATATGTGTGTTTTAGAGATTTTCATATGATGAGACATTTAAATAGCAAAAAACATAAAAAAATTATGTCTCAAAGAAAATAATAATTACAATATATAATAAGACTATTAATGAATATATCCAAAAAAGGAGCAGTTAAAAAAGAAGTAAAGAAAGATTCTATAAATAATAAATCAAAGGCTAAAAAAAATAACAAAGATAACAAAAAAAATAAAAATATAATTAGTAAAAAAACTATAATTAAAAGAAAATATAATAAAAAAGAAGGAGGAGCTTTTTTTTCCAGTTATGTTCATTCTTTTATTGACAAATTTAAAACAAATAAACAAAAGCGGAAAGCGCTTGAAATAAAAGAAATATTACTACTAAAAGAAAAACAAAAGCTATTACAAAATCAAAAAACAGTATCTATGTCTTCGCGAAATATAGGTTTTTCAATAAGAGCACTTATAACACGAGACAAAAGTAAAGTAAATCCAGAAATTAGTATAAATGATAGTAAAAATCGAGAAATAGAGCAATTAAAAGATATTAATAAAAAACTAAAAGATATAGATAATGAGCTATACAAAATACAAAAATTAGAAAATAAAGTAAATGAATTGTATAAATTAATATACGAAGGGAAATGGCTTATTAAAAAAATAGATGATATAAATAAATTATTAGAATCTCGATGGAAAGATGATATTACTAGTTGTTATACTTATTATAAAAACTCCGCAAATTATTTTAATATTCTTTTACAAGAAATAAATGAAAATTTTAAAAAAGATAATCAATTAAAAATTGCCAATTCTTATATTATTCAAATTACAGAATATGAGAAATACATAAGAGCTATATATATGAAGATTATTCCGGACAACAACCTAATCGATGAATTTAAAGACGACAATACAATAAATAAATATATGAAAAATTTAGTATTTTATGATTATAATATTGATGAAACAAATAAAGATTATATTTTAATGAATACATTTTTCAAGGTATTAAATAGTAGAGAAATTGTTAAAAATATATATGATTATATTAAATTTGTAAAAAACAGTAATATTAATGAAATAAATATAAATAATTATATGATTGTATTAAATGAACAAAAAATAAAAGCAAATATATTATTTGATGAATTAAAAGAATTATACGAGGGGTTTTCATATATTAGTAATTCAAATCTAAGTAATTCAATAATAATTTTTAACAAAATTTCTGAAAAAAATAAAGAATTAATAACAATTTTTAATGAATTATATAACGGCAAATATGATGCCCAATATAACACAAATATTACATATAAAATATTCTCAAAAACCTTTTATGATAATATTATCCTTGAAAATTGTATTACATCAACATCAATATCTAAAAACACATCAAGAGCTCAACAAACATCAAGAGCTCTAGAAACATCAAAAGCTCAACAAACATCAAAAGCTCAACAAACATCAAGAGCTCTAGAAACATCAAAAGCTCAACAAACATCAAAAGCTCAACAAACATCAAAAGCTCTAGAAACATCAAAAGCTCTAGAAACATCAAAAGCTCAACAAACATCAAGAGCTCAACAAACATCAAGAGCTTATGATAAAATAAAAAGCCTAAAACCTTTACCGCCAAAAACTGGTTTACCTCTCTTGGTGACAAAGGATTCTAAACCCTTATAATAAATTTGGAATTAAAAATTTCCTGAAATGAAGAAGATAGCTATTGAATGAAAAAATATAAATATAAATAAGATTATATTGTAAATGGAATATTATTGTGTTAAATATCAAAAAACATAAAATAATCTCCTTAAAAAATAAATATCTATCTATACATTAGAATAATAAGTAGTAATAATGCTTGGAAGTAGTTTAGTTAATGGAGGTTCTGAATGCTGTAATACTGGAGGCGCCAAAAAGAGAGTTGCAAGAAAACCCAAAGCCAAAAGAGGAGGCAACTCCAAAGATACTGTAACAGAACCTGAATCTCAAAAACAGAATATAATAGAAGGTTTATATTCCGATGACTCGGGTGATGCACAATCTGGAGGTGCGAGAAAGAAGAAGGGTTCTAAGGTTGTTGCCAAAAGAGCACCAACTCCTTATAATAAATTTGTAAAGGCACAATTTGCCATATTGAAAAAGAAGTTTCCTGATGATAAAGCGCCTCAAATAATGAAGAAAATAGCGATTGAATGGAAGAAAACAAAATAGTAAATAATCATTCGTTATAATAGAATAAAAATGGATAAAAAATATGTTAAACCTTCTAAAAAAGATTACACAATATATACAATATCAAATTGCAAATATTGTAATATGCTATGTAGCGATATAAAAACAAAAAAATATATAATAAACTGTGATAAATATCTATTAACTCTCAGAGAACGCGATAATTTTTATAAATATATCCACAAATATACTATAAAACCCTATATATACTTTCCTATGATATTCAAAGATGGTGTATTTATAGGGGGATATAAGGAATATATAGATAATAAACTACCTCAGACTAAATCGCTTAAATAGTCGTAGTCTGTATAATCAATACCGATATTATCACGCTCCTCTTTAATACCACCATAATAATCATCATCTTCACCAATTGTGATATGTTTGTAGAAGTTATTCTTTTTCATTTTTCTACTGAAAATATTCTTATCATTTCCCTCACATACGCAATATGTCATTGCTGGCTCTTGCTGGCTCTTGCTGGCTCTTGCTGGCTTTTGCTGGCTCTTGCTGGCTCTTGCTGGCTCTTGCGGAGTAAAGCAGATGCTTAGATATCTTACTTAGAATAAGCAAATATCTATTGACAATCTATCGACAGATGTATTTAGATTACAATATGAAAAATATCAATTTTTACACATTACTTTTACTATTAGCACATATTTATACATTTAGAGGAGCTAAACGATAAGGTTTTTTAGGTATTTCATTTTTATTGATAGTATCTTTATTTTCACTAATATCTTTAATATCTACTGCTTTCTTATAATGCTTCTTTTTGAGAGGTTCAAGACGAAAGGGCTTCCTTGAAAAGGTAATATTTGCGTTCATAATATTATAATATTTATAGAAAATATCATAGTCAATTTTTGTATATATGTCATAACTATTATACATATGTGGTCTAAAAACACTAGAATTTTCTAAAAATTGAAAAATAAAATTTTAAAAATTCAGTGTCTCAATAAATGCTCTGTTATTCTATATTAATCTAAGTATTTTTATAATTATTGAGAGGCTATCGAGAGGCTATTGAGAGGCTATTGAGAGGCTATTGAGAGGCTATCGAGAGGCTATTGAGAGGCTATTGAGAGGCTATTGAGAGGCTAT